CCTGTTTAATCTGATCTCCTTGTGCGTGTTCAGGTGCAACTTGACCTATCCACCAACGGAAACCATCTTTACCTATAAAATTCTGTTTAAGTAAATTGTTTTCTATCATTTTCTACCTATCGTATCTCTAACTAATTCTATTTGTGAAACAGATCCATCAGAGTCAAAATGATGGTCTATGGCTGATATCATATATAGACCACTTTGGTTCTGATCTGGAACTTTTCTTATTTCCCTATCAATTCTAGGAAAATTACATCTTATAATAGTTCCAGCAGTCAAATTCATATTACAAGGAATTTGTATCTGAACAACCTGAGTTTTTAATTGTTGGTATCTTACCATTGATTGAGAGTGTATTTTTGCAGGGTCAGCATTTCTAGTTGATGGATCATTCCAACCAGTTAATTTCGCATTTTTCTCTAAAGTTCCAACGTCTAATACCGCTGTAAATATTCTTGAAGGCATTTGTGATATATTTTTACCATTCTCAAAAGAAAAGAAATTAACTATTTTTTCACCTAAATTAGGTGTACTATTAACATAATCAGAACCTTGAAAAAGTGTGTCTTTGTTTATTGTAAAGTCAACTGGATTTAAGTAAAATCTTTGGCTAGCATAAGCACCTCTCTCTAATTTACCTAATATATCTTCATTACCAAAATTAAACTTTTTAATCGTAAAATCTTTATTTGGATCTTTATCATTTACAATACCAGGACGATACGTATACTCCTGTTCGTGTGGTTCTTGTGTTATTAGATTATCAATTGATCTAAAATTAAATCCATTTATGGTTTGATAAAATAAAAAACCTGCGGTTGAACTTTTTTTACCATCTTTTGGAACAGATTTTGATGCTAACCATCTTATAATATTAAATGGTTTCTTTAAATTACCTATGAATCCATACGGATTTTTTGTTTCATCAATCTTTTCAATTTTTTTTGTCTTTAAATAATCTTTCAATATATCCTGCACTGAATCAGATATTTTTTGTGATGAAGTAAATTTTCTTCCAACTTTAGCAGTTTCATTTGATAGTGCTTCTCTTGATACAAGATTTAATACAAACGATTCTCTCTCTGCATCTATCAATATATTTTTGATTGATGCAACATAAAAATATTTATCTGGATCATCTGAGAAATCTAATCCTTTATTTATTTTGGAGTTACCAGCTATCTTTATAATTACTCTTTCTCCACCTCTCAAGGGTAATCCATTTAGAAGAGATTGCATTACACCATCATCTCCCTTTACAGTGGATCCAGTGTTAGATATCGCAACTTTAGCAGAAATATATGGAGAGAAAATATCTTCAAAGTATGAAAAAAATGTTACACCCTGTCTGATATCAACAGTTTTTTTACCATCTGTAGATTCAATAATAAATTTTTCATAGATGACTTTATCTTCAGCTGCCATATATCCCCCTATACATTGAGTATTACTGATTGAATTTTTTTCATTTCATTCTTATTATTTGTAGGGAAGATAATAGATGAATCTCCCTGCATAGTATTTACACCACCACCATCAGAACCTATTTCAACTGGTTTTTCAACTATAAGTATTTTCTCTTTTTTTCTATCAACTTTAATGCCATCTGCTTTGTTATCATCCAATCTTAATGATGAAAAATCATTTGGATTACTTGATACTGTTATATTACTATCAAATTCACCTCTACCATATTTTCTCACCCTTTCTTTGTCTGACATACTTGCAAAATTACTATATTCTTCTAAAGATACCTCTATATCATTAATGTAAGCTTTTCCAGAATTCATATCAAATCTTCCAGACACTCCCATTTTTGATTTAATACTCTCTTTTCTTACGATAGTTTTCGTGTTAGATGTTCCAACAGGATCAAACATACCTTCAATATTTGCAAAACCCTCTTCTGGTTCTAATTCTATTTCATTATCTTCGTCTTTAATTAATTTTGTTAATGCACCATCCAATGTCGTTTTAGATTTTTCAAATTCATTTAATTTATCATTCGATGCCTTACCATCTTCTGATTTTTTTTCAACATTATTCTTGATATTAACACCAAAAACATTTTTTGCAAATTTAACTATTTTGTTATCTGCTTGTTTAAAGTCATCATCTAACTTTTTTTGTCTATTATCGATTATATTATCAGTTTTAGCTTGTTCATTATTATTTTGAGACTCTTGTTCTTTCTGTCTTCTCCTTTTTAATTCTGCTTGCTTTTCAAGATCTTCTTCTGCAGAATTTTTTCTACCTTGAACACCACCACCTCTAGTCCTTACAGATGTTCCAGTCTTATTAAGATTTTTTTGTGCCTTTTCCTTATCTTCATTCTCCTTTTCAGATGGAAGTTTTTCTTCCTCGTTTTCTTTTTTATTTGTAGGACCAACTTGAATCCCACTCTCATCAAATACATCTGTACCTGAAACTAAATTTTGAGCAGTAAATCTAATTTCATTTGTGAACAAACTAAAATCAGCAAATAACCCTTGAATACCTTTTCCAGCAGTTTCCAATTCTTTTTGAGTATCCTCAGTTTGTTTACGAAGATCATTTTTTTTCTGCTGTGTAAATGCTTGTGTAATCCCCTCTTCTATATTAACTATGAAAGTTGCTATTGTATCAGTAAAGAATCTACCAACTTCCAATAATCCGACCATCAATTTAACTAGGAATACAAGTTTTGGTAAAATGGGAAGTAATTTAGTTGTAAACCATCCAATAATAACAACACCTACAATGTCTAATAACCTACCCAAAAATCCTCTTGCACTTCTTCTTAATGTGCTACCTTGCTGCTTGACTGTTCCCTGAGTTGTATCTGATGCTTCGATTTCATCTTCTCTCTCTTTTCTCTTTATATTTTCTCTTCTTCTACTAAAAAAATTATCATCCTTTCTTGTTGTTGATCTTATAAAATCACCTTTCTTTTTTTGTTGTGTTGAAATATTTTGAGAAATTCCTGTGGCAGACTTTAATCCTTTTGCTAAATTTAAAATACCCGATCCAATTGATTTAATACTTATATTCGATTTAAGAACAGCATTTCTCCTCTCTGATATTGACATCTTATGCCTCCATTGTCATATTATATAACGCACCTGACGTAAATATTGACATATTCTCACTATTTCTCACTGCAAGATCTCTTAGTTTTTGACTTGGTTTACTTGAAGATCCTGCTACCTCTGATCCCTCCGATCCTTTAGATACTGAGCTAATTGGAAAATTAACAAATTGAGGACTATCATCTAAATTCGATACATTCTGTGCTACATTTACGTTTTTATTAACTGGTGTTATTAAATCTGAAATTGGTGTTGTTGTACTACCAGTTGATGATATATCAACAGATTTAAGGTTTTTCTTTGTCTCTTCCTCTTTTTTCTTTACTTCTAATTCATTTTTCTTCTTCTTATCCTCCTCTAATTTTTTTTCTCTAGATTTTTTAGCACCTGTAAAATTATCAACTAACTTTGTTACTTGACCAGGTAAAAATATTGATCCCAATAATCCTGCAGCAAAACCAAATGGACCACCAATTGCAGTTCCAGCTGCGGTTGCAGCTACGATTGTTGATATGTATGCTCCTGCACCTAACGCAGCTTGTGTTGTAGTTTCACCTTGTGACTTTCTATCAGCAAAATCAGAAATTGCTAGTAATGAACTTGTAAAAATCTTAAAAGGAGTTGCATTTAAGAACTTTAATGAAGCATTAGCAGCAGCTCCAAGACGGGGTAATTTTGTAAATAATTGCTGTGCTGTTGTACTATTATCTACAATTGGTTTTAATATACTAGCTCCAAATTCAAGACCAAAACCACCCAGTGCAACCGCTTCAAGATTTTTTGTTAAAGGTGATCTCTCTCGCTCCTCATCAACATCTGTAATGTTTAAGGCACCTGATATAAGTTGTCTAAATTTGACTAAACTTTGACCTATCCAGTTGAATAATAATAAAAATGGAAGTCTTAAAAATGCACCAAAAGTAAGTGCAGTAAATGCTAAACCCAAACCTTTAGCTGCTACAACTAACTTACCAATACCACCAGTAAATAATGTTATAATTCCTGTGGCTAACAATAAGTCAGAAAGAAACCTTGTCTTAAATTTTTTTAATTCCGCAGCATTTCCCTCACTCTTTAGAGAGAAAAATTTCAACATCTTATCAGTTAACCATCCAGCAGCAATTGCAAATAAAAACTTACCTACTCTCCCTAAAATACCTTGTGCTCTTGTTGCTATTGCTTGAACTGGTTTTAATAATGCAGATTGAATTCTCTGTTCAATCGCACTTTCTTTACCCTCTCTTAATCCTTGCTCCGCTAATTGTGCTTCTCTTCTTTGTCTAGCTGCCTCTCTTTGTCTTTCTAATCTATCATTTAATGCTAAACTCTGCTGAACTCCCTCCAATGCTTTAGATAAAGCACCAACTTGTGCAGTTACTGAGTTTACCTGTCTTGTTAAACTACCTAATGCAAGTGAATTTTGTGAAAGTAAATTAGTTGTCTGTCTATCTGGTTGAGGTGGTGGAACAGCACGACCAGTAAAGACACCAGAGGATACACTCCTCCTGATACCTCTTAGTCCTCCTGCTATTGGTGATCCAAACTCATCCATTCCGTTCTTGTTGTGCTTTTAGATTTTCCTCCTCTACATATTGTTGTAAGAGTGAAACATAAATTTCTCTCTCCCAAGGCATCATATTTTCAAGTTCTGTCAAACTATATTTATGATGCTGCATCAAAGCAAAGTTTAATTTATAGTATGACGCAAGATCTTCATGAGCCATACTCATCCGAAAAAACTTTGTAATCCCTCAATAACTATTTCACTTTCAACTTTTGTATTTGGATTAGTTACCTTAACTTTATGTGACAACTTAGGCATTGTCTCAAAAAAGTTTTCAACTAATTTAAATTGTGATGAATTTAATTGTTCAACAAAATCATTCAACTCTTTTTTTGTACATTCATCTGATGACCAAGTTTCTTCTTCCGTAAATACTTGATCGATACATGATGCAATCAATTCAAAGGTGTCATCAACATTCATTTCATTTGCATTGAAATTATTTTTAATAAATTCATTCAATGATGGATATTTCATCCTTAATGTAAACTCGTCATCAAGTTTTATATCTGTGGAATGTCCTTTTGTTTTTTGTACTTTGATAGCATCAATATTAATAGACATTGGCACTTGAGTTTTTCCATCATCTGGACAAGTCACCATAACTTCAATCTGTTCACCGACAGATTTACCACGAATATTAAGAAATAGATATTCAATATCAAATGTTGACAATTTTTCAGTTTTTATACCTCTCGTCAAAATACACTTCGACAATACATCTTTTACTGAGTTTGCGATTTGTTTAGTGTCTTGAGACTCCATTGCTAAAATTAGAATCTTTTCCTCCTTAACAAGAAAAGGTCTAAATTTTATTTTTCTGTTCGATGAGGGTAACGTCAACTCGTAAGTAGGAGTTGATATGGTTGGTAATGGCATAATATGCTAAACACTTCAGTGCCATTATTTATAGGGGTTTTACAAAGTTATATTCTTCTTCCCTCTGAAATAAATCCGTCAGGGTCAAATGTTGTAGCAAAGTTTCTAAAATCATTTGGTGTGAATATAGATTGACCTGAATTGAGCAAGGGAAAACCTCCCTTTTTTTGATTAAATGCAGCACTTAAATTATTATTTCTATAATAAGTGAGTGTATCACCAGATTCTGGAGAAAATCCAGATATAGAATCATCATTAAATAATTTACCTAAACTTCTTGCCAATGATGATGATTCACCACAAACATATCTATCGTAACTAAATGTTGCTGTTGCCTTTAATACTTGTGATCCTTGATAGGATACTTTAACTGAGTTAATTGATAATGGAAAAAGACCTATAAAACGATATTCTAAAAATCTATTATGATCCCTCTCAAATTTAACGACTCTTGTATCATTTGATTTATAATCTATTGGATATCTAAATTGAAAATGATAAGTATCAGATGTTGGATCTGCATCAGATCCACCTGAAATATATTCCATCCAATGTTCTAAAAATTTCATTGATTTATATTCTAAATCAACCATAAAATCAAAATTAATCTGCGTAAAATTACGTGTGTGAGCAAATTTTTCAACGAATCCTTGATAATCACCGACTGTGTTTATTGCTGCCATTGCACTGCCTGGTAAGACCGCATCACTGCATAACAATCCCACATCGTCAGCGATAAATCTATCATTGACACCCTTCCTTCTTAGATGTCTTCTAAGAGAACTATTAGGTAGAGCAAATTTAACAAGAAACTGAGATGTCTGTGCGACGTTTTGTATTCTAGGTAATATATCTGATATTTGTCTTGGTCTTGGTGCTGGCACTCTAAATAAAATTACATATCATACCTATTTAGATGTCTTATAAGGGAAAATATTACCCTTCTTATCCAAGCAAGTATAAAGGTGATCCAACAAAAATAATTTATAGATCACTCTGGGAGAGAAAGTTTATGGTATATTGCGATAAAAATAATAATATACTAGAGTGGGCAAGTGAAGAAATCGCAATACCATATCGCTCACCGATTGATAATCGTGTACATCGTTACTTTCCTGATTTTTATATGAAGGTAAAGGAAATGAATGGTCGTATCCGTAAATATATCATTGAAGTGAAACCATCAAAACAAACAAAACCACCAGTGAAACCTAAGAGACAAACAAAAAAATATATAAGTGAAGCGTATGAATATGCAAAGAACCAAGCAAAATGGAAAATGGCACGGGAGTTCTGTGCTGACCGTCAGTGGGAGTTCAAGGTTGTCACAGAAAAAGAGTTAGGAATATGAGTCGTATCGACCCCATAATGAAAAATCTA